TGGCTTCCATATCGGCGGCAAGGGCGATCTGGGTTTGAATAGCTTGCAGGAGCATGGGGAACAGTGCGTCCTCCCGGATGTTTTTCAGCGGACAGCTGCCAATGTCGTTGGCGTGGGTCGGGCAGATAAAGGTGTACCACAGCTTTTTTTCGTGGCTCACATTCTTGTACCGCACCAGCGGACGCTTGCAGTCGGCGCAGTAGACCAGCCCCTTGAGGATGTTTTCGGTGGTTTCCAGATGCGTGAACCTGCCGAGCTTTTCAAAGTATTCATCGTTCTTTTGCTGTGCAAGAGCCTGAACCTTATCAAAGGTCTCCCGGTCGATCAGCGGCTCGTGGGTATTTTCAACGACGATCCATTCCTCTTTTGGCTTCTTATACTGCCCCCGGTTTTCGTAGAAGGACTGCCGCTTCCTTCCCTGCACCATGTGTCCGATGTACACCTGCCGGGACAGAAGGTTTTTGACCGTCTGAACATACCATCTCACGCCGTTATACTTTTCTGTTTTGCATACACCGGTATTGTACAGGTAGGCGGAGGGGGAAGGTACGCCCTCATCGTTGAGCCGCCTTGCGATCTGCGTGAAGCTCACGCCCTCGGCGCGCCACCGGAATATCTGCCGGACGATGGGAGCCGTCGCTTCGTCCGGTTCCAGCTTGTGGGGATTATCCTCACGCTTGCGGTAGCCGTAGGGAGCCCAAGCCCCGATGAAATCGCCGTTTTTCTGCTTCGCCGCCAGCGCGGAGCCGGACTTTCTGGAAATATCCTTGCTGTAAACCTCGTTGATGAGATTTTTCAGCGGAACCAGATAACCGTCCGCGCCCCGCCGGGCGGTGAGGGTGTCAAAGCCGTCGTTGACGGCGATGAAGCGCACGCCCAGGAATGGAAAGATGCGCTCCAGATAGTTGCCGGTTTCCTTGTAGTTTCTGCCAAAGCGGGATAGGTCTTTGACCACGATGCAGTCTATATGCCCTTTGCGTACTTCCTCCATCATCTTTTCAAACTGAGGACGGTCAAAGTCCGTGCCTGTTCGTCCGTTATCACAGAACAGGGCTACAAGCTCCATATCGGAACTGCTTTCAATAAAAGAAGTTAGCAGCGCTTTCTGTCCCTCTATGGTATCCGCGCCGGGTTTGCCGCTGTCCTCCACGGAAAGGCGGGCATAGGCGGCGGCGCGGTATTGCTTCTGCGCCTGTGCGGGAGCTTCTGCCGCCGGAATGACCGGGTTTGTCTTTCGTTTCGTTCTTGCCACTTATACCACCTCTCTGATCTGCGCCCGGCGCAGTATATCCGTCTGCCACGCAAATTCGTCCGCAAAGCGGAAGCGGACTTCCACGCGGTTATCCCTGTAAATGAGGATGCGGTCGATCAGCGCCACAACGATGCTGCGCTCCAATTCCGTGATGTTCAGGTGCTTTCTGAACTGCGCCATCCACTCCCGGTGCCCGCCGCCGTGCTCCCCGATCTGCGTAAGGGTCTCCTGCAAGGCGTCCATCTGCTTTTCGCATTCGGCGCAGCGCCCTGCGTAGTTCTGCTTGAGCCTTGCGTATTCGTCCCGGTCGATGATGCCGTCTGCAAGGCTTTCATACAGGGACATGAGCAGCTTCTGGAGGCGTTCATGCTCAGAGCGTTTCTTGTCAAGCTGCCGCTGCACCTTCTGGGCTTCTGCGGTTCTCAGGGGGGCGGTATCCGTCATGGCAAGAATATCGTCCAGATCAACCACGTACCGGATATACTGCTTTACCGTGTCCAAAACCAGTTGCTCCAGCGCTTCATCACGCATCCGGTGGGGCGAACAGGATTTATCCTGCTTGTGGGCGGCGCAGACGTAGTAGACGTATTTCTTCTTCCCGGAGGGGACAGTCTTGCGCACCATGCTTGCGCCGCACTCGCCGCAGAACACCATCCCGCTGAAAAGCTGCACCGCGCTGTCGCCGGGGCTGCGGCGGGTATCCAATGAGAGCGCCTTCTGTACGCTGTCAAAGTCCCGGCGCTCAATGATGGCTTCGTGGGCGTCCGAAACGATTGCCCATTCGCTTTCCGGCTTTGTGACGCGCTTTCGCACCTTGTAGCTGGGTGTGGTTTCTTTTCCCTGAATGAGTATGCCTGTGTAGACCGGATTTTTCAGGATACGCAGCACGGCGTTGGCCGACCATGCCGCCTGCGGGTTCGCCTTGAAGGAGGTGGCAAACCTCATGCCCAGCGATCTTTTGTATTCCATGGGCGAAAGCACGCCGCTGTGATTCAATCGGGCGGCGATATCCTGCGGGCTCATGCCCTCCAGCTTCCATTTGAAGATATCCCGCACGACGTCCGCAGCGTATTCGTCTGCCACCAGACGGTTTTTGTCTGTTTCGTCCTTCAGATAGCCGTACACGGCAAACGCGCCGATGTACTGACCGCTCTTGCGTTTGACCTCAAGCTGGGTGCGGACTTTCACGGAAATATCCCGGCAGTAGGCTTCGTTTATAAGGTTTTTGAACGGGATGACAAGCTCGTCCGAAGCGTTTTTCCCACCGAGGCTGTCGTAGTTGTCGTTGACGGCGATGAACCGCACGCCTAAAAATGGGAATATCTTCTCGATGTACTCGCCTGCGTCCAGATAATTTCGGCCAAAGCGTGAGAGGTCTTTTACGATGATGCAGTTGGTGCGTCCCGCCTTTACGTCCTCCAGCATTTTCTTAAAGCTCGGCCGCTCGAAATTGGAGCC